CACTAAACAACAATATGACTTTATTATTTTTAAATACGATCGTATACAAAGGAGTAAGTTTTTCATTTTACACATTAGGAATGCTACTTATGATTATTTGTAGCAAAAAATTAACTGAGAACATTCCACCCATGGCAAACTGGACAAGCATTGGTAATGTGACCTCTACCAATAAAATATCAACTGTTAGCAACATTGCTATCATTACAAACAATACTGATATTTTCAAACTAACAGTGATAAATAACGAGGTTATGATATATTCTTTCAAAGAAATCTCATCTACTGGTAGCTATATAGAAGGGACATTCTTCGGGCGTTTAATAAAATAAGTTGCATTTAATTATTAGATTCTTTAGTGCTTTGAAATGATTAAACATCTCTTACAGACCATTCACCTCTTGCAACACTTATATGTTTAATCTTTTGAAAATTGTAAGATACCATAATACCACTTCCGTAGTTATCTGCAACACGGTAGAACATATAGGAGTACCAAGCACCGCATGTTATCACGCCGATGCATAAGCTTCCATTTGGCAATTTTGTAAAGTCAGCTTTAAGTCTCTGGATGGGGTCTTCCATATCTTTTCCAGATATATTAATCGCCTGTAAGTAGGGGAAACTTAGACCTAAAATATTTTTATTGTTGTTTAGTGCACTTACCTCACCTCTGAGATTCGCAATCATATCATTATTGTCTTTTATCCCTTTATCCATAATATTAAGGTTTGTTGGGTTCCACGGTGTTTGCCCCGTCCAACCTACTCTTTTGTAAGAAATAAATCCTGTTAAGCTCATAATTACATCTCCTTAAGTGCTGCCATCACCTCTGCTTCAAAATTAGCAAAATCTGTATCGCATTCTTCCTGATTCTCAATATATGCTCTTCTGTCTGCAATTCTCTTATTAATAGTTATCTCACCTGCGGAAGGTATGCTGGCTGAAAATGTAACTACAGCCTTTTCCTCTATAGAACTATTTCCATTCATCGATGTATTCTTTGTTGTATTTAACATATTATTCTCACTTTCTTCCGTTTTACGGATTGTTACTAATTATTTATTATGTCTTTTATGTAGTTTTCTAATTTCCACCATCCACCATTATGCCTTATATAATAGTATCCTTCGATATAACAGTCGTTTCCACTTATATCTACCGTACCTGCTTTCTTACTATGTCTTATCCAATCCATCAAATCCCAATACGAACCACCACTTTTAATATAATAATACTCATCAACATATATTCCATCACGGCGAATGCTTACAACATCTTCTGTTCCGTCTTCGTTTGACAGAGCTATAAAATGTCCTTGCATTTTCAGATATGCACCTGTACTACTTTTCATTAGATATTCACCACCTAAAAGCGTAGTTGTCATTGTTAACCCACTATCTGTTTTATTAACATTTTTAAATGTGCCTTCAACATCGGCGTTTACTGCTTTTAATTTTTTGCAATTTATTGTCCCATCCGCTGTTATAGTTGTATTAGTACTATTTAATGTGAACAAATCTCCATTGATATTAACGCTCTTGTTGCCACTAATATTAATAGCACCGCTTGCATTAAGCGTTATATCATCTGCAATTGCTTCAATTGCGGATTTAAGCTCACCACTTGCTGGGTCTTTCTTGATATATGCACTCAAACTTGCTGTTGTGGCATAACTACTTAAGCTATCCTTTGTTGCATATGCGCCTGCTACTTCCAACTTAATTGCTGAACTTTCTTTGGTTACCGCTGTGCTTATAGCTGCGTTCATCTGCGTTGTCGTACTGTAATCACTTAAGCTATCCTTTGTGGCGTAAGTATTAGACACTTCAAGTTTAATGTTATTACTTTCTGCTGTTATATCCTGTGTAATAGCATTGTTCATCTGCGTTGTTGTGCTATAATTGTCCTTTAGATCCTGCTGAGTTAATGTCAAACTGCTACTTATGCTGTCGAGATTGATTCTTAATGCAGAATTTTGTCTTAACATATAAGCTGTTTCTGAATTAGGTATCTCTTTCCAACCATGGCTTCCATCCTCATTACGGATAAACTTCCATGTTCTGCCTTCACTTTCCCAGTAAGCAACTTTTCCAATATACTTATCCCACAAAGTATCGTTATACTGCCATGTTTCTTCTCGTGGAAACTGTGTGTCGGATGGATAAACAGGAACACACCAATCCCAAGCTGGATAATTATCCTTTGTTGGTACATAAGATATCAGGTATATTTCATCGTCGTATTTAGCCAGATTAGATAGGCTCACGCTATATTCCTGCAATGTCTGGTTTACATTAGAAAATTTTTCCTTAACGCTGGTTCCGTCTATGTTCTCCGTCCACCAAAGCTTCTGTGTTATAAAATCATCAGACTGCTTTAATAAGCTTCCCCATTCGGAATAATCCTTTCCAGAGCTGGTTTTTATATCCTGCAGAAGAACATTAAGTGTCTGTGCTGCATCATCCAGATATATCTTGTTACTCTTAAGCGTATGTGTGCCATCATTGTTAATAACATTAAAAAGGCTTTCTATATCCAGTTTCCCGGCAGATATGTTAGCATCCTCTTTTACCATGTCATTACGAATTATTTCACGCTGCACACCTTGTTCTGTAAGTCCTAACGCGTCAAACATCAAGCTGCCTTTTGAATCCCACACATACATGTTATAGTCACCTGATGCATCTTTTCCGATTTGAACACGAAGCCTTGTGCTATCACTAATCTGAATGGTATTATCTCTCCACTGTGATTTGCCGTCTTTGCTGTGTACCTTTACATCTGTTGTGTCAACATCCAGAGCCTTTATTTTCTTTGCATCTAAGGAATCTATCATAGAATCCTTAATCTGTGCTGTACCTATCATGCTCACAACACTATTTGCAAAATCTGTAGTAATGCTTTCGCCAGTGGAAGAGCCAAACATTAATGTTTTAATACCAGCAACATCACCATCTAATATGCCTACTTTCTCATATTTAACATTAAGCTGCTCTATGTCAGATTTTATTACCTTTTCCTCTTCTATTGTTGCAAACTTTATGTCTGCCTCATTAGATTTAAGGTAATTATTCTTAATATACTGCAGCTCATTGTTTACAGACACAATAGTCTCTGCAGTTACAGTATTAGCCTTAACCCATTCTGCATCTACCTTTTTAGAAACCAGTTCCTTAGTAAGCATCATTTCCGCATATGTTCGTTCTGCAAGCTTAGTAGATGGTCCTTTATAATCTGTCTCTGTTTCAGTTTCTGTTTTGCTATAAGCTGTAATAGTCATGGCAAGACCGCCATCATATTCATGAGTTATATTCATAACCGGAACCTTATAAGTCTCGCCTGATTCTTCAACAGTTACAATATCCCACGGATCCAGTCGAATGTCTCCAAGCGTCTTTAAGCTTGCACCTCTATATGTAAATCCTCTTACTTTCTTATATACAGAATTAAGCTTTTCTTCTGTCATAAGTGGATTATCAAATGTTATTCCCAGAGTTCCACTTCCTGCTGTAAAAGAAGTATTACTGTCAACATTACATGTGAAATAATCTAAATGGTAATCACTCTCATTCTTTTCAAATGTCATTATCCGGGATTCATTTATCGTATAGCCATTATCCTCATACCACTTAATAACAATTGTGCCGGTTCTGTCTACGCAGGCAAAACCTCCAGCTAAAGAAGCGATATATCCGATAACCTCACGATAGGTATATCCTACCGGTGCAGTATCAATAGTTATTCCATTCAAGCCAGATACATTACAGGGAACGCCACATCCATTACTTATCTCTTTTAAAACAGATTCTGCACTTGCAGGATATGTCAATTCAGATACATATACACCTGTTGTCTTCATCATTCTGTCGTAAGCCGTAAATGTTGTGGTTGCCTGGTCAAGCGTTGGATGTTCTGCAGTAAAAAAGCCAAGTGGAATATACTCATACTTTCCGCTTGGCAGTTTCAATCCTATCTCTATAGGAATCTCTGTGTTTTCAAACAACTCATTTATTCTTTTTACTGTCAGTTCTATCTTAGCTGCAACAGCCGAACCTATCTGTATACCCTCATCAGATGTGGAAGCGGTCTCATAGCTCATCTTTTTAAAGCCAGCGTCAATCCACTTACCATTTATCTTTAATCGTAAGTTAAATGTTCGCGATGGTGATCTAATCGTTGTCGCAAATTGCTCTGATACATTATTATACATAGGCTTAATCCTCGATCATAAATTCAATGGCTGCAATATCCTCTAATGTAGTTCCATCGTATCTGCTGTCAGAATCACATACAGATATGTCTTCCATCTTAATCATATGTACATCAACATCCGTTTCCATGTTGTACATCTCATCAATCTCTTTTACAACTTCCTGCTCTTTACCTTCTGGGAACTGGTAAGAATCTCCATCCATGACAGCATTCCCATTTTCATCTTTAAGCACATTATTCTGTATTACTTCTGTTCGCTGTGCTACAAAAATATCTACTTCTCCTAACAATGTCTTAAGATTCTTTGCGATCGCATAGTTTACCTTTACAGGCCAATGCTTTCTTAATCCCTGTAAATTCTTAAGCATTGTTGCACTATTATCAATCTGTTTAATAGTCATTGTCTTTTTCATGTTCTGCTCCTTACTGCTGTATTATAGATACACTGGCACTTCTGTAATAAAAGTTACCATCCCCTATATTACCCAGCACCTCTTTACTTAATGTACCTCTATAGCTTGTTATTGTTATATCCTGTCCATCATCATGGAATGTTATTGGGAAGAATCCAGCAATAAGTTTGTTCTTAATAAGTACCACCTCATCCTCTAGAAGCATTTCCCAACCAATAGATAAGGTCTTCTTTTCAGCGACAACATCACCTAGCATTGTTCCATCAAGTGCTCGTCCTGTAGAAGTAGACCATAAAATCTCATCATCCACCTTGATGGACACAGGAGCCGGCAGCTCCTGATTGTCACATCTCAGTATCAATTCATCACATCCTTGTTAAGTTATAATCTCACATTTTCCTGTTTGCTTTGTGTGCTCGTTAATCTTATCAACCACATATTTCTTAAGACTCTTTCCGTCAAGCTGTATATCAAGGTCCAGTGTTTCAAGTATCCTAAGTATCTGCTTAAGAATACTTATAGCCTCTGCAAGCAACTCCGCACTAGATGCCATAGCTGCTGCCTTCTGTGCCATATCAAGAAGCTTACCTTCTGGTGCTACAACTTCGCCCTGATGCCTGTTATCGCCAATCATGGCAAGCTGTGGGGTATTAGGCTTAACATATCCACCTTGTGCAAGGTATGGAATCTTGGAGAAGTTTGCTTCCGGCAAATGAAATCCAAAGTCTTCACCGCCTATGCCAGGTACCCAGTTTGGTACTTTAAAGCTAAGCTTATTTACAGACCTTACTATTGCATTTATGCCAGATTGAACACCTGTGATCAGTCCGTTAATAAATCCAATAACAAGATTGAGCGGTGCTTTCGCAACATCTGCCAGTAAAGAAAAAATCCCGCTAAATGTATCTATTATTCCATTCCACGCTTTTTCCCAATCTCCTGAAAAGATTCCTGTGATAAAATCAATCAAGCCTCCAAATATATTCTTAATATCTCCGAATATATTTTTCACATTAGCAACATATGCATTCATAATGTCGCCCAATGAACCGAAGCTCTTTGAGAAATCCATATTAAAGATATTCTGCAGCCAGTCGTCAAATTTAGAAAAGGCTGATGTTATACTCTCCCAGATACCCGAAAACCATTCTCCGGCAGACTGCCACTTATCTACAATCCAGTCCCAACATATTCCTGCTGCCTCTTTTACTGTATCCCAGTGCTTTACCAATTCATATATTCCAAGTCCTAACGCTGCCAAAGCTGCAATTACAAGTGTAATCGGGCTTGTTAATATGGACATTGCCACACCAAATGCTGTTGTGGCTGCCGTAGCAAGCCAAGTTGCTGCAGTGTGTGCCGCTGTTGCTGCTGTATTAGCAACTTTTGCTGCTGTATCAGCTACCCATGCCGCCGCGGAAGAGGCTAATTTTGCAATTGTTTGCCCTATTCCAACAATAAAATCTTTTGCATACAATGCACATATTGCTAATGTTTCTGCTTTATCTGCTACCTTTGCAATTGTACATGCATACAACGTTGTAGTAAGGCTCTTTATAATCCCTATTACACCGCCCGCATTCGTTATAAACTCAGCAAGTTCTACAGCTTTCCAAGCTGCTGCAAATGCTAATATTGTTACAACTATTGCGTCAAATGGTCCCTGATTATTGCTTATCCAGGTTGATATTCCTTCCAGAGCTGCTGCCAGATCTTTTAAGATATCAACTATCATTCCACCAGTCCATTCTGCTACCGGTTCAAGGAAATTATCCCATGCCCAGTCCCATAATGGCTTTAGTGCATCTAATGCACTGTTCAACACATCAAGTCCTGCTGATAAAACATCTAAAAAGGCTGGTAATGCATCTTCAATTGTCCATGTAGCTAATGGTACAAATATATTCGTCCATGCCCATTCCAAACCTGAAAACAACTTTTCTGTCAGTGGCTGTGCCGATTCTTTTAATTTATCAAGTGATGTTATCAGATTATCAAATGATATTGACTTAAGTGGCTCTAATGCCTTTTTGACCTTAGATGCCATATCTGATATTGCACTTGATACATTTGTTGATTCTGCTGTTACTCCTGTGTCTATACCAAGACCGCCAGAAGATGTACCACCTCCACTAGAACTACCGCTGTCTGTTGGCTCTGAAAGCTTTTCTATCTGGTCAAATCCGGCCAGCGATTTCTCTATCTGCTTTGCTGTAGAAGATGCTGCATCTCCTATTCCACTTACATTGTCCGCTGTGTCTGACGCTATATCTCCAAGCCCTGTTATAGCAGAAGCTGAAGAAGATATATCCGCGCCAGTAAGCATCTGTGTAAATGTTGCAAACCCATCAGCAACCTTCTGCAAGCCTGCAAGCACAGTATTTAAGCCTCGTAATATAGGTGTAAATAATGCTATAAAGCCTTTACCAAGAGAAGCCTTTAACTGTTCGAATCTGAGTGATAATATTCTTGTCTGATTTGCCCAGGAATCCTGTGTCTTAACAAAGTCTCCTGTGGCATTGGACAGTGCACTAGTAACATACTGATATTGGAGCATTACTTTTTCCTGCTCTGTCATCTTAGCCGTAGTCTTACCAAAGCCATTATTAAGTGCATACTGATCCAAGTTCGTCTGAGTCATTACTACGCCCAGGTCCTTAAGTGTCTCTGTTTCACCAGTCCAGATGGATTTCAGCTTTGTATATGCTTCATCTGTACTCAAATTGTAAAATGATGCAACATCACCTGTTAATCCTGTTACATTTTCTGCCATATCAAGTGCAGCCTGTCCTGTAATGCCCATAGCATTACTCATCTGGCCAAATACACCCATGTACTTCTTAGCAGATAATTCAGATAGTCCGAAATTAGTCATGGCGTTAGAAGCCCATAAATCAGCCTGATGGCTTAAATCTCCAAATGCTGTATCTACAACATTCTGTACTTCTGTTACATTTGAGCCAACTTCTATACAATCTTTTGTAAACTTAGTAAAAGCTGCAATGCTTAAAGCTCCGGCTATCTTCTTTCCCATACCAGAAAAGATGGATGTTGCCTGCTTAGCCGCCTTATTAGAAGCGCCAGTAAGCTGATTAACTATCTGTGAACTGTCTATGCCAAGTTCAAGAGCTATCTGTCCTACTACATCCGACATACTCCCTCCTTTCCGGCATTTAAAAAGACCACTTTCTACTTAGAGAAAGCGGTCTTAGCCCAATTTTGGAAGTCACTCCAATACTTATTGTAATTTGCAGGGTCTTCCATTAATTTTCTATTTCTTCTTAATATCCAATCGTTGCGGATTTTCTTCTGCTCCTTAGTGAATTCCTTTATAATTTTAGGGTCTTTTTCTGCTCTGATTCCTACAATTCTTCCAAGCGGTGTTTCAGGCATTATTCCACTAAGTAAAGAACAAAACTCCGACCATGACATATCATCTTCAGTACGCAACCGTATACCATACTGGGACAGGAAGCTGGCTTCTATCAGCTCCCAATCATCCCATATATCATAATATACCTCATGCTGAGGGTGTCTGCTCCTCGCCGTACGTTCCCATAGCAACCTGCATGATTGTATTATACATTTCCTTATATTCAGGAATAGGAAGGTCTAATGCCTCAATCTTATCTGAAGCATCCTTTCCAACAAGCATTTCAAGGCCTTTAATCATAAATGCCATATCATCCTTGTTTTCCTTGCTCTCTGCTTCCTGTGCCATAGCCTGTATGTTGAGAATTGTGCTCTTTCTGTTATTAACAGTAACAACCAAATCCTCTGTAATACGAATCATAGGTAATTGGTTCGTAATCTTCATAGATATATCTATTACTTTAAAATCTGTCTTTGCCATTATTCAAATCCTCTCTTTCTTTAGGCTGCTTTATATTCTAAATATGTCGGCTTTCCGTCTGACTTTGCATCCCATTCAAGTGCGTCAATACTTGTAGCATCTCCACCAAGAGATGTTACATTGATTACTGCTGGTACAAGAAGTTGGTCAAGATTAGGGAATATAATAGATACCCATGTATTACAATCCTGACCTGTCTTCATAAAGCGGCTTGCTACATAATCATTTCCTTCATCACCATAGTTACGCTTACCGCCAAATGATATTTCTAACGACTTAGCTGTCATAAGTCTCCTTACCCAGCCAGCCTGATCCATTGCATTCCATTCCTCGATAGTTCCGTCTATAGAAATGTTCAAGCTCTCTGCATCTTTTACAATCTTTGTTTCTACTGTTTCCGGTGTGTCTGTGTTTTTTCTTCCAGTTACACATATTCCAAACTGAATTTTATGTACCGGATTAACCCCTGTTAATGGTGTAGCTTCCGCGTTATACCCAGCTATCTTTGTATTCTGTGACATACTTCTACCTACCTTTCATAGTAAAATTTAAGTTCTATGACCATTTCAAATATTCCTTTATCATCTGTATCAACCTCAATCGGTGCTGATACTAGCATTTCTGTAAACAGAATATTTGTGTCATTAATGTTTACGTGTTTCATATCTCTAAGCTTGTCGTAAAGCTCCTGTGCAACTTTTTCAGTCTCCCTGACACTTTTATTCCAATGAACCAGTATACTTATGGATTTGACAGCATAAGAGCTGTTCTGTATACCCCCAACAGCCATCTGAACATTGTCTCCCCTGTTAAGATGGTATACACCTATGCTCTTATCTTTCTTATCATCAAGCTTTCCACAATATACATGTTCATCAGTTGCTATTCCAAGACCTGCTATAAGGTCTCTTACATCACCTATTCCTAACATCACAACCCCGCATTCTTTTTATAAAACTTTCCAAATTCCTTAGGTACAAAATCTTGTTTTTTACCACCCTTTAGATAATCATCAAGCCATCTGCCCTGTGCATTTGGATTCTGCGCTTTATTAAAATGATATTCTGGATGATAATACATTCTTCTTGCATATGGTGTACTAGAAACCAATCTCACTTTGCCAGACTTACTATCTGATAAATCAACAAATGTTCCTTCACCCTGCAATTTTCCACCTTGATGTACAACTTCTCTTTTTGTTTTGCCTTTATATTCTCTTCCATTTTTAGCAAACTGTCCTCTTTTGCCATATACAGTAGTTTCCTTAACAACATCTTCGCCATATGGCATAACTTGTCTCTGTTGAACATCCGTATGTAATTTCTCTATTGTTCCTTCTAGCGATACCTGTGCTGCTGCCGTAAGCTTCCTTACCATAGGCATATTAAGCTTCACTGTAGATTTCACATTCCTTGCCATTACATCACATCCAATCTTACATAATTAACTGTACCATCCGGATTACGGCACTTTGTACCCTTATATATATGTCTTGTTACACCAAACACCGTTATATCACCTTCGGTAATTACTGGAAGCTCCGGTGCAATATCTCCTGGTATCAAAGCGCATCCTTCAAGCTTTATAAGTACCTTTTCTACTGTTAATTCTGTCTTACCGCTGTCCTGATAGTTGCATAAACCGTCCCAAATAATAGGTTCAAGAGGTTCTCCATAGACATTCCTGCCTTCCTGCGTTATCTCAAGGTGTATTTCTGTCTTACACATGCTCTTTAGTATTAAACATGGGTACTTCATACTCACACCCCCAGACTTAAGCAGCACAAACCTGTCTGACAAAGTATCTGGTATGTATCACGCTTTACAGCTATTCCATTCTGCACAAGGACATTCCAACTGCTGCCAAACTGCATTGATACTCCATTTAGAGAATAATTCTGTAAGACACAATTAATCATGTCCTCATTCTCATATTCAAAATCAGCCATATCACAACATACATCTATCAGTATGCCCTGCTGGAACTCCGTCAGATTATTAAATCCTCTTGATGTTATACGATTAAAAGTAAGCGAGTCGATATGCCGGCTCGCCTGTTTTAATCTTCGTTCTATCTGCTCATCTGGGATAAGTCTATGTTCACTAAGGTACTGCTCTTTACTTGCATATACCATAAGACCACCGCCTATTCTGCCCTATCTTCCTTTGGTTCATCTGCTGTTACTTTCTCTTCCTTTGGCTTGTCTTCTTTTGCCTTACCTGTTTTCTTTGACTTAATAACCTTTGGTTCAAAGGTCAATCCAATTACTGTATCTGCCATAATGATTCCTCCTTAATTATCCTTATGTGATACATATACCCCAGCGGTCTTATTCTCATATACATGGCCATAAAGATTATTATTACGATACTTGAATACATGACTATCGCCATCCTGGTCCTGATCTGGACTAAAGTACTTAATATACTGATCCATAGCTGTTACAGCTGCAGACTTCTCTACACATAAGAAGTTAACATTCTTAGCCGGCTTAGTTGTCATCTCGTAATTTTCAACCTGTGTTCCACTTGGACTACTAACAGCCTTATAATTGCCCTCACTTTCTTTTGTGTAATAAGTCTTACCCGGCTGTGGTGATGTATCCTTTGATAATGTATAAGCTGCCTTAGTCTTTTCATATCCATATGAATTCTTACCATCATGAAGTGTTATTGATGTGTACATACGTGACTGTGGAACTGATATGATCTGAGAAAATCTCTTAAGTACTTCTCTTGATTTAGTTGTATCCATATCGTCCGCAAGAGAAGCTAATGTAGGTGTGATGAATAAAATACGTGATTCCATAGGAACTTCATCCTCATCCATCTTATTAGCACAAGCTCTTAACGCTGTTATTAATTCAGCTCCTGTTTCAATATTCTCTTCCTTTACTGTTATATCCTTAGTTCCACAGATTTTAGCAATACGCGCGGCATCTGTTTCCGGAATAACCTTCGTTCTTAAGAATTCGCTTGATAACTTGGCAAATGGCTGTGCAAGTGTTTCATCATTATCAAGACGGTCGATTCTTAAATCCTGTGAACGTTCCTTATCGTACTTAACTGTTTCCCATGTAAGTGAAGTTGAACCCTTTGTATAACCTGACTTTCTATCAAAATCACCAAGTGCATCCATATCAAGCTTCGCAATCTTGATTTCACCGTTATTGCCTTTTCTTACTGTTGTTTCATCACCATCTAATACTGAGGTCTTTGCACCTTCCTTATACACCTCATCAAGTATTGGAAGGTATATTGTAGATAATTCGATATTATTCATATAATCCTATTCCTTTCTTTACTGCTTTGGCTTTAATCCGAATAACTTTCTTATCGCATCATCATTACCCGGATTGCCATTTCCATTGTTACCAGGAGCACCAATCTGGAAGCCAGCATTGTTCTCCATACTTGGCTTAAGTGCTGGTACATCTTTAAGTACCTGTTCAAGTGAAGCTTTGATATTATCTTCAGACACCTTTCCGTCCACACCCTTTACCTTGCTGAAATCAGCCATCTTAAGCACATAGGGAAGTGTCTTAGCTTCTATACCAAGTGTCATTGCTACCTTTGTAGCTGCAAGCTCAATCTGAGCCTGTTCAGCAACCTTCTGTGCTGCTGCCACTTCATTCTGAAGATTAGCATTAGCGTTCTGTTGCTGTTCTGTCTGCTGCTGCTTATTCTGCTTAAATGTTGCAATAGCCTGACTTATCTCATCTTCTGATAATCCCTGCTGTTGGAAATAGCTTTTAAGCACAGCATTTTCTTTCTTTGCAGTTGCATTATCCAGCATTGCCTGTATCTTGTCATAATCAACACCAGCTGTCTGCTGATTATTCTGACCACCCTGCTGTCCTGCCTGTCCGTTGTTGTTGCTTCCAGCGTTCTGGTCGCCGTTACCATCTCCGCCCTCAGCGAAGAACTGTAAATTCATAGGTAATGTCTTTCTCATCACTCTATCTCCTTTCTTCCGTTTACCGCCCGTCGGCATTTCCCTAAAGTTTAGTGCCATTAAGTTTTGGGCATAAAAAAAATAGGCACACACAGCTATTTGCCATGTGTGCTTAATAACTAATATTATATTGTGTTGCACCGGTGCAACTTGGGTATAAAAATACCACCAATCTCTCGACTGGTGGCTGTTAAACTTCTAAAAAATCCGCAAAACCTAAAGATTTAAAATATTCTTTTGTCTCGTCACTATTCATCTCTTCATCAGTAGCTGCATACTCTTCTATCATAAGTTTCTTAAGACGTTCAAACGCAATCTTTCTTGCATACTCCCATTCAGCATTTGTCAGTTTTAATTTGGAATCACTTTTAATAAGTTCTAAAGAATCCACTGGGTTTGATGAACTTATCAAGCCATCTATTAAAAAATTTTTTAATCCGCTCTTTTTCCCTCCAAGTTGATGATAATAATCCATTAAGCCTTTCTTATCCAGTTCATACTCAAATTGGCTAATTTCTTCAACTGTAGCATCACTTGAAAACATTTACATCACCTTCCTAATGCTGTTTCAATAATTTCGCCAAATATTTTTGCTGTTTTTCTTGGATTATCACTCATCATATATTCTGCAAAACATTCTGCGAAAAATTCACGTTCAGAATCTACTTTAGTTCTATTTTTAACATAATCATACTTTGCTGCATAAACACTAACATGTTCAGCTATGAAATCTCTTTCTTTTTTTTCTAAAATATCACGTCTTTGAGATAGCGTCAAGCCTTGTTTTTTCAAATCATCCGCTAATTTCTGCTTATCAAATCCCGCTAATTTCAGAGTCATATCTTTTACTGTTTTGCTCGTTGTTCTGTGAACATTTCCATCAAGCAGTCCCTTTTTTGACATATATCCATCTAAGGCATGACCTAATTCATGTACAATAATACTGTTGTGGTCTGTACCAACTGGATGAAACCCTTGAGCAACATCATTTGCATATGCTTGAACTAATTTTTCATAATTAGCAAATTTTCCATATGCTTTGATTTCTCCCGTATATGTTACACAACCTGCATATGTACCACCTTTTAAATCGCTACTATATTTGAAAGATGCTAGCTGTCCTTTCAGTTCAGGGAATTTTTTCAAAACAACATCATAAGAATCATATACCATTTTAGCGGTATCATATTTCAATCCTGACATTTCAACTTTATCTATTGGTATTCCAGTTCTTAAAGAAAGTTCCTTTTCCATCTGTCTAACAGCTTTTGCTTCTTTTCCTGACAATCCTGCTTTCAAATCTTTAACTATCTGTTTCAGATTTTCTGTTTCATCAAATTTTTTATTAAATACCTCTTCATACTCTGCTGCTTGAGGTGTATCCATAACATCCATATAAGCATTAAGTGCATTGTCTGTTTCCTTTTCAAGTTTAGCTAACTTGTGAACTTGTGCATCATATTCTTTCTTTGATGATGTGTATTCATCAATAGCACCATATTCCTGTTTTTCCCACTGCTCCTTCCTCGCCGCATACATTCTCTTATTATCCGGATCAAGTGAATACTCTGACAGTCTGCCGTACTGCTCCGCCATTCTGCCTGCATACTGCTGTTTCTGGTCCTGCCTGTAATCTTCCTTAACCTGCTCAAGCTCTTTCTTGGAAAACATGCTGTCAGGCTCATCATCTAGTTCAGGAAAATATGTTGTATGTACATCTTTGCAGTTAGGATGGTAAAGCCCTGCTGCCATAGCAGAAGACATAAGTGGATAAGGGCCATCCGATGCCTTACCTCCACTCCACACATCATCTATAAGCACCTTACCAACAAATGGAAGGCACTTAGGACAGGCATTAGCACGCTTATTCATGATAACTGTACTAATTCCCCATGATTGTCTCATTTCGCCTTCTCCGGTCAAATAGGCGCGCTTGCTGGCTGTCTGAATTGCCATCTTGGCATAATCCTTTACTGTATGCCTTGCACCATTAGAATATTCTATGCAGTTAATACCAGCCTTAAGAAAATCCTTTGTGGCCATATCTACAGCCTTCTCATATGTTCCTGCACCTGTATTTGCATATACCTGTGCATTAAATATTATCTGTCTGTATTTGTCTTCGGACATCCTGAGCATTGCCTTCTCTGCTGTACCAAAATCATTCTTTGTGGCTTTTATCAGAGCTTCCAGTTTTCTTGTATTAAGCTTAAAAAAAGCACCTTCAGCGCCCTGTGACACCTTAGATGCTTTCAAGCCCTTCTTTAAGGCCCTTAATATCTTCTGTTCCTGTTCTGTACCGCCTTCCTGTCTGGCTGCAAATATCATTGCTTCAATGGAGTCATTTATATTACTGAACGACTTTGTGAACTTCTTTTTATTCTGTGCTTTATACTTTTCCAGAGCCTTAAGCTGTTCTACCTGCCACTGTGACCAGTTAAACCCCATATCAGTCTCTTCTGCTCTGTGGCTCGCAAGATTGCGCATCATAGAAGCAATCAGCTCATCTTCTATGGCTTTAAAGGCTTTCTCTATGTCATAATCTGTGTTAAGTGCCATAAGCTACCTCATTTGTTATCAAAGCCTGTAAAATTGTTATCAGCACCATCAACTGTGAAGCCATCTGATTCCATATTGAGTGTCGGCTCTTCCATATCAGATATCCCCAGTTCAGCCTTAAGCCTTGCAACCTCTTCCTGTTTCCAGTCATCATCTTTAGTGTCACCATACAGTTCATCAACAGATGCTTCAACGCTCATGATACCACCCTGTTTAGCTTTGCTTACTGTCTCAACCTGGCTCTCAAAGCTAGGATTTGCATATTCACCAAATGTCACATCAACATCTATATCCTGTGTTGTTGCATTATTAAGTGTATCTATCGCCTGCAATGTCATTTTTACAAGCTTCGGAAGAACCTTCTGAAGCTGATTAACAATATTGTTTCTTGTGTACAATGTAGCCTTTTCTTTTTCTCTTGTAGCCTCTGCATTATCAAGTTTCTTTACATCTATACCTAATGTAGATGGGCTCATGATTCCCTGCAAACAAAGGTCCAAAGCCGTAATATATGTAGCAAGATATCCTTCATGTGGTATTTCGCTCTGTTCTCTCTCTATCTTATAATTTGCACCTTCTGCCATAGGAGACGAATACTGTATATAAGCGTTGTCAAATGAATTTGGCAGCATAACCTCTCCATTACTAGGATTTCGAGGAAGTAAACTCTCTGGTATATATTCCTTTGTGCGGTTATGTCTTAAAGCATCCATCCACTGGCTCCATGCTTCATCTAACGCGTCAAATTCATCTATCTTGCTGTCATATATGCTTTTGCCTCTACCCTTGAACTTTGCTGATTTATAGAACATAAGCGGTATGGCCATCATAAAACTTTTATCTTCCCATGTTACAGGTCTTAAACCTGCAAGCTCTGGCACAGTGCTAATATCACATTCTTTATTGTCTCTTGTGAGCATATATGTAATATAGCCTTTGCCATATGTCTCAAGCAGAATGTATTCCTGTTTCTTAACAGTATAAACTGTCTTAAAAACAATTTCTTTCACTCTGCCGCGCTCTCTTATTATCTCTACCCTGTCACCAGGATAAAACTCTATGATTGGATACTGGCTGAAGTTCGTGTCTATGGATAGCTTAAATGCTCCGTCTCCAATAATAAGTGTGTCTGAGATTGCCTGCTTTACAAGTTCCGTAAAATCGTTCTCTTCTGCTATCTTATCCCAGTCTGACTGCCTGCTGCCAACGTCTACCTCGTTCATATCAGCAACAACAATACTTGCAAGCATATCAACCATCATTGCAGGTAATCCTACATGTATCTTTCTTATTGCTAATCCAGGAGAGCATTTTGCAGCCCAGAATCTTGTCTTATCCCCATCCACCTGATCATACAGCTGTGACAGCTCTTCGCTTACACCTCTGTACCATATCTGATTCTTAATGGCATTACCTTCAAAGTCGAAGATTTCCTGTATATTAATTATTCCTCTCTGTGCCGGCTGCACACGCAACCATGTCCTTATTCCATCTCTTATCTTATCAGCCATAGTATTAAATATGCTCACCTCTCTCACTCTCCTATCTATTCTCTACTCCAACTTTGTCTCTGTATGGTATCCAGCCATATTGTGTACTGTTAACCATGTGATCATTTCCATCTTCCGGCTCACAGTCTTTATCTTCCAGCCAACTGTATACCTGCAGTTCCCCCGTATAGTTCGTGCATGTATCTACAACATAATAGCTTGGCTCTTTGCCCTTTTCGTCGTTAAAGGACATCCAACCAAGCTGCAGGTTTATTCGGTCTATAATTGTTACTTTCTTATATGCATTATTGAATATATACAGGCATTCATGATGTTCTCTCTTATACTTGGCAAATTCTGTTATTGTCGCCTGATCAGCGTTATCAATAAATGTGTTCTTTGCCATGCCCCATTCTTTTCTGTTACGTTCCAGGAAGTCTATGTAATTCCTTACTGTATCAGACGGTGCTATTGGAATATCAAGAGCTGCATTGTTATATACCCTTTCTGCCAGTATAATTAGCTTCCCTTTGTTGGTTATTCCCATATAGGACATTGCAATAGTATCAGGGCTCTTAGTTGAATATGCCGTATCAAGACCGCTTGTATATATTACAAACCATTCTGTCTGCTTATCGTCATATTCTCGTTTAATAAATGCCTTTGCCTGTTCCTTTGTAATAACATGTCTCTTGCAGAAATTAGAAAAGACAAGACCTGTAGCCTTGCCTCTTAATCCTAATATCTTGTTCTTATGTATCTTAGTCCCCGGAGGATAGCTCATTTTCTTCTGTTCTATCTTTTCAGGTGTCATAGATATGTTATCTTCCATCCTGAAAAACCAATACACCCAGCCGTTAATAGGTTCACAGCCGTTAAGGTCCTTCCATATCTCTTCCGGCACATCTGCCTTGTACTTATCAATCGGTCTTGCGTGATTGATGTACTCTGAATATATGGGTAATGTAGGTGCATCCGGATTAAGTGTGCCTACAAAATATTCAGAACGTCCGAATATCTCTCGGATGAAGTCTATGTTGGCTGTATTGCATTCATCCACCCACACACAGCCAAATTGTGAACCTAAGGCATTTTTCCACTTACTGGCATTATCATAGCCGAGAACATATATTATCTTGGTAACGCTGCCTGTTCTGAACTTAATATGTGGCAGCTTGTTCTCCTTGTCACCATTACCACAGTATTCCAGATTTGGAAATATCTGCAGCAATCCCATATCAGCATTTATTATATTCTTCTCAATAACACCTGTTGTATTACCGGCTATAACATGCAGCTTCATATCTGATTCAGCTACATTCATAATAAACTTTACAGCAACCGTTGTTGTCTTACCTGATGCAGTAGAGCCTTCAAGGAATTCCGCTCTTGCCGGTGTATCTATGTAATCCCAATATTTATCACTTAGCAGCACTAGGCTCACCCCTTGCCTTACGCTGAGCAAGAAGCTCTGCAAGCTCGTTCTTTACAGAATCATTAACATTAGCCTCTATCTTATCTGTAAACATACCAAGATGTTTGCCAAGAAGCTCCAATGCCCTCACCTTATCACATGGCTTGACCTCCAATCCATCTCGTCCTTTCTTAATAACAGCTAAGGCGCGCTTCTGTTCTTCTGTAAGTTCTTCTGTCAATACTGGCTCTACAGTCCTGTATGTAGCAGGTTTGCCATCCTCGTCCAGTATATCCACAAGCATTCCGCCTACTTCTGCTTTCATCTTCTTCTCGACTACATGTGCATAATCTGCTGTATTAGAAAAAGCTATCAGTGCAAGTTCCTTGATTACTCGCTCTTGAGTAATCTCTGTCTTGCGCGATAGTTCTTTTTGTCTTTCTCCTATGTACTGTGAAATTGTAGTATTTTGTAGTAATTTTGATGCATTTGTATTTGCATACTTTTCTGTATACCCCGCTCTAATAGCCGCTTGTGTGGCATTAAGGTCTATAAGGTATTCATCACAGAATTTCCGTTGTTTGTCTGTTAATCCCACACAATCAGCTCCTTTCTTGACATACAAAAAAGGCACCAGCCTTAAGCCAGTGCCTTACCGGGGGATATTTAATATTTAATAATGGAGAAATCATGCTGTTCATCATGTCCACCTTGGTCATCTTAGATATTATCACAGACAAAACGAACAGAACGAACAAACTTTAAATTTTTGCTAAGAATCTTTCTACGGCCATTCTACAACCATCTGCTGTGTGATGTTTTCCCATCTTTCTTGCTACCTGTACCCAGGATAAACCTTCTATGTATCTTAATGTTATAAGTCGCCTCATTCTGCTATTGTCAATTTCATTTATGCATTGTTCTATGAGATTAATCTGAGTATCTATCTTTTCCTTGACATCCATCCGCTGTCGCTGTCGCACTAAAAGAAGTGTTCTCTTTTGTGAATATGCCGGATAAGGGAAGCCTTCTACAACAAAATGCTGCTTACCTCCATTTCCACCGGTAACACTATCCTTTTCCGTATAGCCTTCAGCTTCCATTTTATCAAGTTCTCTTTGTATCTTATCAATTGCAGCCTGTATTTCCTGTTTCTCCTTGACCAAATCATTGTACTGCTTAAGAAGATCTTTTATATTGTCATTTTTCAAGTCGTTCATCACCTGCCTTATGTAAAATATTCTTATCTGCTGCCAGTTCTTTCTTATCCAAGATTTCTAAAATATAATACTGCTTATCCGGCGAAGCTCCCCACTCTGGTCTCCCTTTTCCAATTCTTAATCTACATCTTGCTTTTATTGCTTTAGAATCCTTGCTATATCCATTACGGAAAATAATCTCCTGAATGCCATCTTTCTTTATCTCCTCTGGCACTGCCTCTCCTTGCAATAGCTCATATTCGCTTCTGTCTGAGAAGATACTTGACGGATATATAGTTACGGCTCCGAACAGATTCTGGAATCTTGTTTCGTAATATTCTTTTATTTCCCGATACTCTTCTTTCTTCTCTCCTGAAAGAATCATATCATACCATTTCTTCTGAATTGGCAACGTTAGCATTATGAATCACCTTCCCTTCCAAGCATATCAGCCTTGATTAATTCATAAATAATATCAAGGTATGTCCTGCAGTCTCTATATCTACAATTTGCGTTTTTGTGTATTCTTGGATCGTCATTTTTCCAATTCATAACATCAAAGTGTACATCACTCACAAAAATCATTTTTGCACCTCTTGCAACGCAAAGATAATAACAACCGCTCTTGCCATATTCACCCTTACACTTCTTAAAGCCAAATTTTTCAAATTCTTTAGCTTTTACTTTCGGTATTAACATTTCCTCTCCCACCTGCCTTTACTATCTCAATTGCTTTATTATAAGCAATCAACTGACCTAATTCTTTCGGCTTATCTTTTATAATGTTATCAAGGATTCTGTTTACCGGGACTTGGCTTTTTAATTTTTCCAACTGTTCAACAACCTTGTTCACATCATAAGCGGTTGGCTGATTATCAATAAAATCAAGAATCGCTTTTATCTGGCTTTTATTGTAATGTTGTTCTGAAAAATTCAGTTTATCCACATCAATCAGTCTCATTTTTTCCTCCTATTTTGCCACTAATATATACTATCCGTGAACCATCTTTAAGCCAGCATACAATCGCATTTGGTATCTGGCTATTATCGTTTATTCCAGCTATATGTATACTACTAGCAGGCTTGTAATCAATGATTCTTGTTCGTATATGCTTTTTAGCTTCTTTAAACAACTTTTTATAAGTCATGTCTAGCTCCTTTATAGGTCCAAGTAACTTATTCATGTTACCTCTCGACATACCGCTCTCCATCACACCAGAAATAATCTTCTGTCGGCATGTTGTTTTTTATAATTGTCTTATTGTTACATGTATATTCTGTTACCTCACTCTTGGAGCATTGCTCACAAGTCATCTCCGTGAAATCTTCGCACCTCTCAATCTTAATCATCTCGCCAAGATCAGCTTCATTATTAAGCTCATTTATGTATATTACAAGGCTGTTATCTCTTTCTATCTCTACTGTACTACCATCTTTCTTCGTTACTTTCCACATATAATTACCTTGCTCCTATATCATCTATTGACCTTGAATATTCATCATACAGGCCGTCATCAGTCACAAGCATATTTATTAAGCAATACAAATATCCCTGTGCATATTCTACGCTGCACTGCTTCATCTTAATTTTATTTTTTAAGATTACATACTCTGTCCTAAAATCCTTTATTGTCTCTCTATCATTTTGCTTATTACTCAATTTTTTTGCTTCTGCTTCTTGTTTTGTTAAAAATACCGTCTTACCGATCTCGCTTTCCGGAAAACTCTCTGTAAAACTTCCGTTTAAATTAGAAATATACAGTATAATTTCTTTTTTACTAACCGGTTCTTCAATAAAGCCGTTACATTCACCCAGTGAAAAAGCCGTTATTGTATATGCACAAAGGCTACCACAATCATTTTTCCACACTGTATCTCCAACGTTGCAAGGCAGCTTAATAAGCCTGCCCTGTTCCTCAGAATCCTCGTATTCCTTTAGCCTTTCTCTTAATTCAGCCATAGCCCATAGATTGCGATAGAACACACCTAATAATCCTATTGTGCCATCTATTTCTACTGAAAGCATAGAAGCCATATATTCATCAAATTCTTCATCTGATAAACCTGTTAAATCTTCATCACAAATATCTTTCATAAGATTTCTTACTAGCTGTCTACTGTCAATATCTAGCTCATAATCTCTATATCTAGCATTACGTTTATTATCTACATAGCAACTATTATGTGCCAGTTCAATCATAGACATATCAGATGTATTTTTATTACTTGTAAGTCTTTTCATTAGCCTTCCGCCTTTCTGCTGCCATCTCTATTGTATTTATCCGCCGGCTTATAGAATGGGCAAGGCTTATCCTCCTTGGCGCAATATAACTCAATAAGCCCCTTACAATCTTTCTGCTCCAGATTAATCATAATACAATCTCTATTCATCCCAGTTTCCACTTCCTGCATTACATAATACTGATATTACCCATGCTATTATAAATCCTGCTATAAAACCTATTATTCCTGCTGCCATATTACCTCCATATACCCATGCTTTTTAGTATCATATCTGCAAGTTTCTCTGCTTTTTCATCCAAAGTCTTCTCCTTCTCTTTTTCAAATTCTTCATCCGTCATCAGGGCAATTTCCTGCATATGCTCTATTTTGCTCTTAGCAAAATTCTCCGAGAGTCCTGCTCTAATCATGCCTCTATACACTTCCCTTGTTATTACTCCTAATTCTGCTGTTAATAGTGCGGGTGTTCCCTCCATTTTGATTCTTCCTTTATCACATTTAATCATAATCATTCTCCTTATTATTTTATTAGGCAAATCTTAATTGTCCTGTCTTTTCCTCGTTTATACTGCAGTTAGGCATTCTCTGTGCTATGCATAATTCTTTAAGATTAGCTCTTACCAGTGCATTAGGTACCATTGGACTAACAGAATTGCCACATCTCTTAACCTGCTCCGCTCTTGGATATATCTTTCCTGTGTAATCATGGTCGATTATGTAGTCGCTTGGAAATCCCTGGCACCCATACAGTTCTCTAGGTTCCAACATTCGCAAACCAATATCTACAATTTGATAATCCACACCTTCTATCGTTACTAAACCAAATCTATCCTTTGTTGTAACTGTATCAAGTGGTTGCTCTATATTCTGCCCTGTTGCATCTCCGTAATATTTAATTAAAAACGCTCTGACTTCTCCAAAATGCCCTGGTGATGTGGTTATGGTATGTAATGGTTCTCTTAAATCCTGTCCTGTACCGCTTTTATAAAATTTGCTCAAAAATGATGTAACCAGTCCGTACCGGTTTGAACCATCCACAGTCATGATTGGTTTTCTAATCGTCTGCCCTCTTACTTCTCCTTGTGCTGTCTCGGAATGGTACTGGATTAGTGTTGGCACCACCAGCCTGTTATGATCTACTGTAGTGATTGTGTCTATTGGTTTATCGACTCTGCTACCACTGCCTTGATAATTACCACCATATGCCTTATCGATAATCGGTGTAAGCGTTGGCTCTACAATTCCATATCCATGTTTACCTGTAATTGTTGGCAATGGTTCTTTAGTATCCAGCGGTCTTCTGTCTCCACCATGATTACACTGAACAATAAAAGGCTCTGGATTATCCAAAACAAATTTCTTTAAGCCTCTTGCGATTCTTTCCATTGTCTTAGGTGCTAATGGTCTTACCGCTTTTATTCCATATTTCTCTTTTATCTGTTCAGATGTATCAAATATGCTGGGGCATGGTCTGCTAAAATCTATCTGTGTATATGCTCCAACATAAGGTTTTAGCAGTCCCTTTTTTACAGCTTCGCTGTCTGCTGGTGCATGTGTAGGCTCTGGCCATACGATAGGCTTCTTGTCGCATCTTGCTATCATAAAAAATCGTTTTCTCATGGTTGGCGCTCCGTAATCTGCTGCCACAAGCTCCCTGAACTGTACTTCATATCCTAAATCTTGTAGCTGTCTCACAAACTTATCGAATGTTCGGCCTTGTTTTGATTTAACAGGATGATGTCCTCTGTTTAACGGCCCCCATGTTTTAAATTCTTCGACATTTTCTAGCATTATTACTCTCGGTCTTACAAGCCCAGCCCAGCGACATGCTACCCATGCAAGACCTCTTATATTCTTATCCTTTGGCTTACCGCCTTTTGCCTTGCTGAAATGTTTACAGTCCGGAGAGAACCAGGCAAGCCCCACAGGATGCCCATTACATGCCTGCACTGGGTCTACCTGCCATACATCTTCACAATAATGCTTTGTATTCGGATGGTTTGCTTTATGCATTGCAATAGCCTTAGGATCATGGTTAATTGCTATATCCACACTATAGCCTGTAGCCTCTTCTATCCCAGTGGAAGCTCCACCTCCACCCGCAAAGTTGTCAACTATCAGTTCTCCGTTTATCATATTAAGCCTCCATAAAGTCAAACAGTGTAGGTGTTTCTATCTCATTCTCTGCCTCTTGAAGATATCCAACACCATCTCTGAAATAGTCACAGCTCAGTTCTATTCCATAGCCATATCTTTTCATCTTTACTGCCGTCATTGGAACTGTCATTAAGCCTCCAAACGGGTCAAGAACCACGTCACCTTCATTGCTGTATCTGTTAATGATTCTTTCAACAATATCAAGCTGCAGTGGGCATACATGCATCTGCTGCCTGCGTCTGCTCTGTGTTGTATTAAGTGTTCTCATTCTGTTTATATCATCCCATACATCAAGGTTATTCCATGAACCGGGAGCAACAACCATAAATGTGGCTGGGAGCTTATCATTTTTATCTAACTCTTCCGCAAGCTTCACATGTTCTTCATAGCTGTATACATTGGAACGGCTGTATTCCCTGTAAACCCGCTGTAAATCATCAACGCTGAATTCCTTAAGCTCATCTTTGCTTATAAGCCTGTCGCCTGAACTTCTCCAGTATCCGTGAGCATCTATCTGCCATTGTGCCCTTGTATAATCTTCCTTGGTTTTCTTTACAGGATCATCCGCATATGCATTAGACTTATCCGTTGGAAGCTTTCTAAACAGAAGTATGTATTCAGGACAGCCTACGCCCATCTTTGAACCGTCTTTACACTGTTCAGACCATCCAAGGCGGTATGTCTGGTTATTCTCCCTGACCACATCTGTAACAACTGTTATCATTCCAAAATACTGAAAACCGTGTTTCATGTAGTGTTCTATACACTGTGCATGAAACGGCTCTATTGTAGGCATTCCAGTTCCTGTAGCATTTCCAAATAATACCCTGTCTTTAACATGGATGGCTGCTACCCTGCCAGGTTCAAGAATCCTTAAAAGCTCCGGTGTAAGAAAGTCCATCTGCTCAAAGAACTTTTCTGTATTCTCATTGTGTCCGAAGTCGTTGTAATTGGCGCTATACTCATAATGGTTTCCGAATGGAATGGATGTGTGTATAAGTCCTACAGAATTACTTTCTATTCTTCTGCACTCTTCAACACAATCATCATTTACTGCTGTATAATGCTTTCCCTGTACTTTCACTGTCTCAACTCCCATCTTTCTCTCTAACCGCTTTATTTTAGATGCCGGACTTAAACCATATTTCTTTACAATATCCGTCATTTTTTTAACCATATGATTATGATTCTTCCATTTCTCAAGCAGCGCTTCTTTTATCTGTCTTTCGTTCTCCATGTATATAATGTCTATAACAACTGTATCTGTCTGTAAGAACCTGTAACATCTATGTACTGCCTGAATAAAATCGTTAAACTCATAATCAATCCCCAAGAATATCTCCCTGTGGCAGTAACGCTGAAAGTTACAGCCTGAGCCCGATATTGATTTTTTTGTTGCAAACAGCTTGATTCTTCCCTGCGCAAAATCAATAACCCGCTTTTCCCTTATGTCATAATCCTGTGAGCCATATATATCTACAACTTCGGGTATTGCCTTAAGAATTGCCTTTCTTTCAGACTCTAAGTCATGCCACAAAAGGAAATGCTCCTCAGGCGAACTCTCTACAATCTCTTTCATTTTTTCAACACGCTGGTCAATGCTGTTTCTTTTTACTTCTGCAGCTTCCTTCAATCCTGCTGCCGCTTCTGTAAATAACTGCATTTGTCCTGTTTTATCAGATGTATCCCCGTAATGTATTGGTATTTCATGCCACCTTACATCAAGCGGCGGTAATACATATCCCTCGTCGGAATATTCTGGATTTACATCTGAAGGTTTCGTTATGAACAATGCCCATGATGAAACCCACAGCCAGAATTCATCTTCCATATTCGGGTACAATGTGAGATTGTTTGCCTTAGTGCTGTCTCTCTGAAAGAATCTTGTAAGTGCCTGCCCTGTATCCATTACCTCAAGATAGCCGGCATAATGTATAAGCTCTTTGTATTTGTTTGGACTTGGCGTTGCTGTTGCTACCAGCTTGTAAGGAACATTCTTGAACTTATCAAGAAATGTCTGGTATGTCTTGCTTCCAAAAGACCTTAAAACACTTGCTTCATCTAACGATGTCGCAACAAAATAATCCGGTCTTATATCACCATCTCTTACTCTTTCATAGTTGGTAAGCACAATACTGCTGTCACAGGATTCTACTTCTTCCATGCTTCTGCAATAAACAGGTGCATCATATCCAAGAACATTCACAGCGTCCTGTGTAAATTCCTGTTTTACTCCAAGTGGAAGAACAATCAAAGCTCTTCCGCCCTCGTGATCTATTACCTGTTTACAGAATTCTATCTCCTGTATGGTCTTACCTAAGCCAAAACTTTCAAACAAAGCTCTTCTTCCACCTTTAAGCGCCCATATGACAGCATCCCCCTGGTGTGGCTTTAATGCTTTGTTAATATCTGCCGAATTTACTTCAAATCCGCTATCCTGTGCAAGTTCTATCTTGCTTTCTAAAAACTCTTTGTATGTCATTTCTGAAAGGAACATCGTACGAATCACTCTGGCCAGAGTTCCAGGCTCCTTTCTGATACTCTTATTTCTCTGCTGCCCTCATGCATTTATATGAGCAGTAATATTTACAATTTCTTTTGTAGCCCCATGTCTCTCTGCTTACCGTTATTGTGGATACATATTTACCACATTGTGCACAATAAAACCCAAAAGCATCATTGCGCTTCTTTACTGGGAGACTTCGCCTTTCTATCCGGCTTGTCCTCTTTTACTGTTACTGCATCGCTTAATGCAGAAATACAGACTTCTAAAGACTTACAATGTTCTTCAATTACCTCACTTAAGCGGTTCTTGATATATTCAGCCGCATCATCTGCTATATCTTTCATACCTGGGAGCTTGTACAGCTCTGTATATCCTGCATAATGGCTTCTGTCTTCACTTGGCTCTCCCTTAAATAAATCTTCTCCCGTAAGTTCTTCCTTAACGCGCTACATATCCAGTACCATATTTGCACCATCTTCTATCGCAAGCCCTAATTTGCCTATCTTTAACAATGTTTCCTGTGTCATTATTTCTCTCTTTCACTAATGTTTATAACTGCTGCCACAACATCTTCTCTGTTCCATTCTGTTTTTTCATCCGGTGGTGCAGTTATTGTCACCCTGCCTAATTCACGATTTATATCCATTGTATAAATCCTGTTATGTACACATATCTGATACACCACTTCATCAGCACATAAGATTTCCATGATTTCCTCTGTTTCAAGGTTTGAAGTGTATATTTTGTCTCTCAGATGCTTATTATCTTTAAAAAGCTGCTGTAATACCTGTTCAAGTACATTGTTATCCGCAGAATCTTCATACAAATAATTCTTTCCAAATGCTTTCATCCATTCTCTACGGCTGTATACCTGTTCAAAACGTCTTTGACCTGCTCTTATAAGTTTCAAATCTGTTTCTCTGCTCTTATGTACAGCTTCCGCTCCTGTTCTATGGTCTTTTTCACATAGAAACACTGTAAGCCCATACTTTTCAGCTATCTTTCGGTTTGCTACTCCATGCATAACATGGTGTTTTTCTAAGCCATATGATGTAAGAGGTCCAAAATACCCCTGTTCCTCTGCTCTCATACGGCACAAAAAACATTCCTTTGTATTCTGCATTATGCTTCTGCTCATATTCTCCTTTCTCCTCCCATAACAGGGAGGTCTGCTGCCATATTAATAGTTACTGTGATATATATACTTAGATAAATAAGTATCTTGTAGACATTTGTGGAGTAAAACACTTCTCCAATTCTATATTTATGCCATTTGTAGCCATCTTGATTTTTAATATGTCGCTGCATGCTGACATTCATATAACTCTCTTTTCAACTTTGCTATTCTCCCTGATACTTGTGTAAGATGATTTACACGAATACTGGTATTAACTGCACTTTTATCCTCATCATATGTAAGAATTGCCTGCCTCAGCCACTCCTGTTCTTTCAGCTCATTCTTGATTCTTTCTTCCTCACTGGCATTTCTCATATTCTGCCTCCATCTTTCCAAGCTCATAATTCATCCATTTACTAAACTCATGCGGCTCATCCGACCAGCTTATAACATGTCCGCGGCTTACATTTAGGTACTGCTGCCACAAATCCGCATTTTTTACCTGCTTACCTGTCTTTTTCTTCCAACCGTCCTTCTCCCACTGTTGTGGCCAAGCATTACGGCAACTGTTTAACACATGCTCGCATTCTGTATTTATGCGGATTTCACAATTTTCATGGAAACGCATAAGTGCATGTATTATTGCCTGCAGTGTTGCCTGGTTCTCTGTTACATTCTCAAGCACACCTTTGCCATTACGAACAAATTCCTTGCCATTAATAACTATCTTTAAAACATACATGTACGCTGCATGCTTCTTTACCGCTGGTCCTCTTACACTTGTTTTTATATATACATCTACTTTTTGCACTAACCACACTCCCTTCCTCTATGCCGCCGGAACTTCACTTCGTAATATCTAAAGCCCATCTCAGATATTCCGTTTTTCTCAGAATCCTTTACCATGTAATATCCTTGTTTCTCGTACTTGCGTATTGTGCTTCTCCTTGTTTTATCCGCAAATGTATTTGCATTAACTACCTGCTTTACAATTACTGGTTCTTTTAAATTCCTTGAAGAATTCCAGCGTTTTCCTATTCTTCTGCCAAGAGTTTCCTCTGTCTTGTTGGCATACTTAACAAAATACTGTGCAATTCTTGTGTAGTCATTGTCACTGTCCAGCGGCTTTACATGGACAAACCCTTTGTTCCAGCATCTCTTTAATACACGCACATCACATACACTCATGATCATGTGAATATGATGCGCTCCCTTGCTTCCTATCTCTTTAACATAGATGTACTTTAGAGGACCAATGTTCTCAAATTCTCTCCTCAAAGCTTTTAGCAGATTGCGAATATCTACTGTCATATCATCAGGTGTGGGAGGTCGGCTCTCCCTGGCATAAGTCCATGTAACCAACATTCCTGTCTCATCTGTAAAATTGGTATTCATCTTTGCCGCCAGTTTCCTTTCTGCCAGTCTCCGGTTTATGGTTTCCTGTTTCGCTGTTGTTACCTTCTCCCGGCTCTCCCTTCTTTCCCCTCGACAGTTATATCTAAGGGTGTGATATCGTCTTATTGTTATTACGCTACCTGCTATACATATTTCCTTTATGTATGGCATTAAAAATTGTCTCCTTGGTTCTTAACTTAATTAATACAATCAAGTTTTTATGGGGATTTCTCCCCATTATTTTTCTTGATATTCACATCAAATATTGACTTTATTCTTAAAATGATTTATTATGTATTCAAGTTGTTACGCAACTTGTCGATTTGGTTTGAGCCGCTGGTCCAAGCGGCTCTTTTTTATATTGTTGGAAGTCTGTAAGCTCCTTCCGGCACAAAGCTGAATATCTCCAACAATCTCAGCCTTGTGTACCATTTGGCAGCCAGCTCCGTGTTACCAATTCGAAGATTCTCATTAATTCTCTTGTTGTAAGAAATTATCAAACCTACTCGCCGCATATTATCCTCCTTTCCTAAATTACAATATCCTTTGGTTCATTCGGATTCGTTAAATCCTTTCCCTCGTTATCCCTGAAGAATCTTTCAAGCTCTGACTTTCTTATTCTTGTATGAGGGATTTTAAGCACCCTTATCTGATTTGCGTTGATAAGTGTATAAACATACTGTTTAGAAGCTCGCATGATTGTTGCCACTTCCTCCACTGTATACACCATATCCTCCGGCTCTCTCTTTATTGTTGCTATCTTCATAAGCCTGCTCCTTTCCTTAATCTATTTCCTCTTAGGTTCATGGCATAACACCAATATTGTTATGCAGATAATTGCTGTTATCGCTATTGCTGTATAATTCATTTACTTCTCCTTCATCTTCACCCAGTCTTCTACATCTTTCTGTGTCATCTTCATAGGAGCAAGCTTGGCTCCCCAGTATTCCGACTCTACTGTTACTGCTTCAATATTTTCTTCCTGCATATACCTCAGTAAGTCCTCTGGTTTTCCGAAGTTAGCGTATTCTGTTCTTATAATCATTATGTTCACTCCCTTGCCTTATCTTCTCCTATCTCCTATACTTTCCTTACAGGCTATTGCCGTAGCCGAGTAATCATGAAAGGAGATTCTTTATGGCTGATTTATCACAATCCCCAGCAGAAATTTTTACACCAAATAATCCAAATGTTGTGCTAACAAATATAAATGGTTATGAAGTGCCTACCCTAGAGCTTTCTGATAAAAGAGGCTCTTATATAGCAATTCCTGCTCTTAATAAAGAACTGTCTGATATAGCCAAGCAATTTATTAATGGTCATTACATAACTGAAATTGACTATGATAAATTTAATGGCAAAGTTGCCATTATTAAGGCTTATTACCAGCATTAGAGCTATTGGCAAGAGGTTCTTCTGCCTTTGGATGAACCTCTTCACAATAAACAGATACTTTTATCATTTTTTCTGCCTCATTATGAATATTAATTACTTTCTGTCTTAACCAGCCTTCTGTTGATTCATCCGCAACTCCTATGATTGCTGTATTATTAATTTCTTTACCATTAACAATTAGTTTTCCATTGTCATAATCAACTGTAACGCTGTGTACCTTATTCACTCTCTCACCTCCTCAATAGATAATGTCACATATCGTGTTATTGTTAATCAAAAAAAATAGACTGAACCGACTTTCCATAATACTGTGCCAGCTTAATCTTTATAGAATCTCTTGGGATTCTTTCACCACATTCATACATAGACAAAGCCGAATCACTTATGCCTATTGCTTTCGCAACTTCACTCTGTGGCTTATTTCCTCTTAACATTGTTAGCCTGTTGCCTATTTCCTTGGGTTGCAAATTATCACTCCTTTCATGCCACATTTTGTGGCTCAACTGTAATATATCACTTGCCACATATCGTGTCAACACATTTTGTGGAATTTTTCTTGATTTTTCCACATTTCGTGTTATTATATATTTAAAGTAACATAAGGAGTTGAATTATATGGGTGATTTTCCTAACATATTCAGAAAAATAAGAGAACAAAGTGGACTTACTCAACAGCAAATGGCTGATAAACTTGGTGTATCCAGAAGCGCTATTGGAATGTATGAAAATGGTGAAAGAGAACCAAATTTTGAAACTTTGGAACTAATTGCTGATACATTTAATGTTGATATGAACTATTTACTTGGTAAAAAACCTACTACTGAGGTTATTCCCGATAGGTATTACCTTGATGATGATGCCAGAGATATGGCACAGTTTATGTATGAGAATCCTGAATACAAAGTTCTCTTTGACGCTTCTCGCAAGGTTAAGAAAGAAGATATCGACTTTGTTAAGCAGATGATAGATAGAATGTCAAATAAAGGGGATGATTAATATTACTACTAATGTTATTTACGCAGATATGCCTCCTACAATAAAGGCATACACTGTTAATAATAATGATGATTCTTTTACAATCGTGCTTAATTCTCGGCTAAACCGAGAACAACATCTTAAATCATATCATCATGAATTAACACACATTGAAAATGGAGATTATGACAGACAGTGTAAAGATGTGGATATGGTGGAGATATTTGCACATGGATTATAAAGCCGGATGTATTAATATGAGTGAAAAAGAACAGTTATTACAATTAATTGAAAAAGTACCTGATTACAAGATTGGTTGTGTATTAGCTTATGTAAGGGGCTTTTAGCTTGTGATGATACAGAAAAATAAATAATTTACAATTAAATTATTTAAATCATTGTTCATTGACAATTAAATATCTGCCATTTTTTTCAATGTACAAAAGTTGACATATAGGATATAATTTATGTATACTTATTATGTAGCCTTAATAATATAAAAGGGGAGATCATTATGGCAACAAAAAGCATATTAAAAACAATTGACATTAAAGACAAATCGATTGGTGAATTATTAATTAATGCTCTTGTGAAATCAGAGTCTGTTCCAAGTAAAAAAGTCGATTTATCAAAAGAATGTACAGAACTTAAAGGCGATTCTGTCAAAGACTTCTTAAGGAGTACTAATGGATTTACTAAGTAATAACTCAAAATATATACAAATAAATTTAAGCGATATTATTAAAGCTATTGGAGAGGATGGTGCTAAATCAATCCTCTCTTCTTTTTCGTGTCCGAATAAAGATGTTGAAAATTTTCTAAGATATAAGGCTATTGAATTTTCTAAGCGTGACTTTTCAAAAACTCATTTAGTTTTTTGGTCTACCTTAGACGAAACAGAAAAATATCTTGTTGGTTATTACACTATTGCACCCAAGTTTTTTTCTATTTCAAAAGATAATGTCAGCAATTCGCAATACAAAAAACTCTCACAATACGGAGAATATGATACTCATTCTAAAAAATGTACCATTTCGGCAATATTAATTGGTCAATTAGGTAAAAATTACACAGCAGGGAATGATACTCTTATAACTGGCGATGAGTTATTAAAAATGGCACTAGATAAAGTAAAAAATATACAAACAGAAATAGGTGGTCGTTATACATATCTTGAATGTGAGGATTCTCCATTTTTATTATCATTTTATGAAAGCAATGGATTTATACAATTTGGAAAAAGAAAGTTAGACGCTGATGAAACAGATATTAACGGCTCATATCTAATTCAATTATTAAAGAAAATATAATAAAAGCCCCTGTGCTACCAACACAAGAGCTTTTACCCGCGACTTACAATTAAGCTGTGCTCAATGATATAATCGCCCTAGACAAGCCATATTATATCATTTGAAACACCGCTTTTGCAAGTAGGTGTTATTTTTATACCCATTTTTAGAGTTGCACCGGTGCAACTTCCCCAAAAACAGAAAGGAATGATTAATATGAAAAAGAAAATATCTAAGGTCCTTACATATAAGCGTGGCAATCTATGGGCCTATCGTTTTGAATCTGCCCCTGTAGATAGCAAAAGGAAGTGGATTACCAAGAGCGGATTTAAGAACCAATCTGAGGCATATGAAGCCGGTATGGTCGCATACACACAATATAAACAGACTGGCAAGAGCTTCACTCCATCTAATATCTCTGTATCTGATTACATGGACTACTGGATTGATAATTATTGCAAGGTTAATCTTAAGGCTAATACGGCATCAACTTATAAAAAGAAAATTGATTTATATATAAAGCCGGCTATTGGTTCATATTATCTTAAAGACATAGAGCCAAGCCTTCTCCAGGAGCTTATAAATAATCTTTTTAATACCGGAATGTCAAGAAACTCTCTCGGCAATGTTAAGGGGATTCTTACTAAGTCATTTGCCTACGCAAAGACTACTGCAAGATTTATTAATGATGACCCTTCTGCAACTATTTCTCTTCCGCTTCCAAGAGCAAAGGCAGAGGTTAAAACCAAAAAGAAAGTAAGAGTCGTATGGACTAATGAGCAGCTTGATACTGTCTTTAAAACATTTGCACAAGGACATATATATCATATGCCACTTCTTCTCGCTTATAGGTGCGGCATGCGTCTGGGTGAGATATTTGGTCTTATGTGGGATGATATAGACTTTGATAATGGAATATTAAGCATTAACAGACAGGTACAGAATCATGATGATAAATGGTATCTGGAAAACCCTAAATATGATTCATTTCGTACCATAGAACTTGATGATACAACGCTTTCAGAACTTAAAAGGATGTACGAACATGAAAAGGAATGTGAACAGTACTATAATGAATATTACAATTATATCTACTGTGAGACACTTGAAGATGACTCTAAGAGACTTACTTATGAGCCGGCTGGCGAATCAATGCATATGGTGCTTGTAAGAGATGATGGCTCATGGATTCAGCCAAGAACCATGATGCACTGTTTTAATGTTATTCATCACAAGCTTGGCTTCACTGAGCTTGATTTCCATTCTCTCAGGCATACACACGCTTCTAATTTACTTGCCAAAGGAGCTGATGTTAAATATGTACAAGAGCGTCTGGGACATAAAAATGTAGCAACCACTCTTGATATATACGCCCATGTCACAGAAACCATGCGTGAGCGCAACAAGGACATATTAAATACACTATAA